AGAATCGAAAGAAGCGAAATACAGCAAGTTAAGTTTGAGTCGGCTGAAGGCGGACTTGAGAGGGTACAGGCCGGCGGTGGTGCAGGACAATGCCCCGAACCGGCATTTGATACTGGGGGGAGGTGGACCACTAGGGGAGGAGATCATTCTGTTGTATTTCGATGGGTATTTGGAAGTGAGCAGTGACTTGGGGAGGCATACAGTGACGGGTAGGGGTGATATGCTGGAGTGGATTGTGAGGGATGGGGATATGTTGGTGACGAATGCATTGTTGACGTCCAGCTTTTCTTTCAACCGCATGGCGAAGTGGATTGTGACAAACGAAAAGTACTGGCGGAGGTCGATTAATTTGACACCGGAGAGCATTGACGGGTTTGACTGGGATGCATTTGTGGATGGGGTATGGGCTCGGTTTGATGACTGTGTGGATGGCGGGACACCGGAAAACCAGGAGGAGTTTGAGGAAATTTATGAGGAGCTGGAGGGAATTCTGTGTCGCAAAAAAGCGATGACGGGACCGGAGGCGTATCGATGGGCGGAAGACTACGAGCGTAATGGATTCAACTTGAAGGGGATGTGGGAGGAAGACACACGTGACTTGTTGCTGAGTTACGTGTGGAGTTACCGGATTGGCTATTTGGTGAGTAAGATGTGGAAGGAGGGGGAGTTGTGAGTTTATTCAAGCGAAAGCACATTCGGAGGAAATCGGAGAAGCCAGCGGCGAAGACCTCGGAGGAGATTTTGGCTCAGTGGGGATTCAGTAGTCCAGAAGAGGTAGGGAAGTTGGCTACTCAGTTGACGGCGAAGACGACGGTAGAGATGGCGGAGAAGACATTGGGGATCAGCTTGAGGGGAGGTCAGAAGTGACAATTTCAAGCCACAGGACAGCATGTGTGTGCGGCTATGCATGCGTAAGGGAGGAGGGGGTCGCTAGGGGTTCTTGTATTCTTCCCCACTCATAATACCCTCAACCTGTCCTGTGGCTATAATTTAGAAGAATGATATGAAGACAGAATTGATTAATAAAATACGTGAGGGATTCACTACATTCCACACGAATCATGACATGGAGCCGGAGGATTTGATAATAGGAACCCAAACGGAGTTGGATTTGAGGGCGGAGTTGTCGGAGTATCGGAAGCGAAACCATCAAAGCCACCGGGATTTGCCTTATACATTGGATGGATCAAAGTATGCTGGCATGTACATTCATGTGTTGAGGTCGAGACCCCGTGCTTTATGGATAGGGAAGTTGAGTGCATTTTAATAGGGAGAAGAATGATATGACAAAGAAAGAGATAAAGAAGCAGATGTTTTTTATTCACCATGGGACTTATCCATTTGATATTCTGGTTGATATTGGTATTCACACAGATAAGCAGCTTCAGAAGTTCTTAAAGAAAGAGAAGGGGATCACTTTAGATCCTGATAGCATAGAAGCGTTAGAGACGTGTTCGATTACAGGTGGTCGAACAGTGATGTTATCCGGTGGTGCAACAATCATGCGAGTTTCGAATGACTCAGATACTTTTCATGAGTTTTTGGCTCATGAGATATTCCATGCGGTAGAATTCTTGTTTGATCGTATAGGGATTCAATTGAGTCGAGAATCAAGTGAGGCGTATGCGTATCAGATAGGATGGTTACATAATCAGGTGTATCAGAAGGTAAAGTTATGACAAACGAAGAGACAGAGGTAGACTACATTGGTGTACCAGGACGTATTTTGTTCCTTCCGCTGGGGACGGAGCGGATTCGTGACATTGAGGGCAAGTTGTGGCGTGTAGAGCGTAGCAGTTATATTGGATGGCGTGGAATGGATCACCATAAGATAGTGGAGGAATTGAAGGATGAGTGATTTAATAGTGGAGAAAGACCCGGAAGGTCCACAACCAATCATGGTGGCTGTTGATTACGACACATTAAACGATGCCATGGATTGTCTCAGTACGGGAGTTGAGTATGCGAAGGAGGCGTTGGCGGAGCATGATGCCAGCTTGGGTCGCAGTATTCGGAAAAATCGGATCTGGGCGGAGCAGATTGAGTCTGAGATCCGTCAAATGGAGAAGAGTTTGAAAGTGCTGGAGGAGAGGTTGCCGAATTTATGAATAAAGCAAAGTATATATTTGGAGATATCGTTGTGGTAGATGGCGATTTGATCGGTTGCATCGTGAAGACATGGGTATCTGAACTTGGGGTACAGTACGAGGTCTATGTTCGTATCTACAATGCGATAAAAAATTACGATGAGGAGAAGGTGCAACGGTATATCTATTCAAAAGAACTTTCAGAAGAGGAGAAGTCTTGGCATGAATGATTACGAAGAAGAGTTGACGGCGGTATCCGCAGAGTTGGAGGTATCGGAGAAAGAGATCCTGGGGAATGCCCGGCCTGGGGATGTGGCGTTGGCTCGCCAGGTCTTCTATTATATCCTGCGTGTACGGGGGAGATCATTTGGGCAGATCGCCAAGATGTTAAAGAAGAGCAAGAGCACGGTGTCCCGGGGTGTGGCGTTGATCGAGTTTGAGCGTGGTCATGGCGGTTGGATGGAAGGGGTGATTGAGGGGATAGAGGGGCGTTTAAAAAAAGTTGAAGAGGAGGGTTGACGGGTGTTAAGATTTCTAACAAAGTGAGATTCTTTTAACCCTAACAGAAAGCAAAAATCATGAGTAGCACATCATCATCTTCGTCTGGCGGAATTGGCTTCTGCGGACTTCTTACCATTGTCTTTATTGCTCTGAAATTAACCGGGGTGATTAATTGGTCCTGGCTTTGGGTCTTGTCTCCAATCTGGATTACGGGGGCAATCGTCGTATTTGGATTAATTGGGGTAATCATTTATCACTTCACAAAGAAGTAAGGGTTGATCAGCAGGAGGTGAATGATGAGTGAATACGTACCAACCCAAGGGCAATTTATGCATGATCTTCGGGATCACAAACTTTTCATAGAGTACGACCAAGGTTTGTATCGACATATCTCTGCATTTCGGATGAAGGACGGGCAAAAGTCGTGTGCTTTTCATTTCCATATTACCACCTGGCCGGGGTATCTGTGCATCACTGGCGATATGGGATGTCTGACGTTTTCCCGAGTCGAGGATATGTTTTGCTTCTTCCGAAGTGATGACGGGAAAATTAATCCTTGGTATTGGATGGAGAAGTTGCAGGTCTGTAGGGGGTCTTCAAGTGACGTGGTCATGAATTTCAGTGAGGAATGCTTTCGAGATGGCATTCAGGAGAGGTTTGAGGATTGGAAAGAGGATTGTGAGCTTTCTCCTGGAACCATTGCGGAAACTCAAGAGGCCATTTCAGAAGATATTTTTGCCGAGCTGGAAAACAATGGGGAAGTCGCTGCTTATCGGGCTGCGATGGATTTCTCTACCAACGGCTTGACGTTCCCCGACTTTTGGGAGTTTGACAGCCGGGAGTTTGATTTTCATTACATTTGGCTTTGCCGGGCGATTGTTTGGGCAATTCAGGAGTATGACAAGCAGGAGGTGAAATCATGAAAGTACCCGACCTTAAAGACATCCACACGAAGAACCCTGACCATCTCCGCGAGGTGGCGTTGTATTATTTGGTATGACCTTACTCATTTACATACTGGCGACCATCGGAGCATTCTTTTTGGTGTTCACGTTGGGTTTCACCATTTGGGCATTGGTCTTCCAATGGAGGGAGACCAAGCGAAGGGAAAGGTGTTGGGATGAGTGAGGTGAAGATCAAGCCGCTGAAATGGGAATGTGACGCGAGGGACAAGAGTGTTTCTATGGCATTCACTACGATAGGACGCTATGAAGTGGCGAAGCGGGAGAAATGGGGTTGGGGATGCCGGGTGCTTTCAGTTGATGGAGTGCAATTGCAGTACTCTGATCACAAGACGGAAGCTTTAGCGAAGGCTCGTGCGGAGCAGTATCACGAGGGGATCGTAAGGGGGTTATTGCTTTAATTACTAACTAAAACTATGAAAACAAAAGAACAAATCAGACACGACTTTGAGCAGAACCACTACCGTAAGCAGCGGGAGTTGGTCGATGCGGGGAAACTCGACTATTGGTCGTTGAGCGAGAAGAATAAAAAAGGGATTTTGCAGCAATGCAAAGATGAAGGAAAAAAATATCGTAATCTCAGTTGGATGGCAACAGAGTCTTTAAGTGACAATGATCCAGCCGTAGGCACTTCATCTGATATGATGTTTCATTACACTGAATACTATTACCGCCGCCTCGACCCGCTTCCGACAGAGGAGGAATCTGAAGAAGTAGCTGAGTTGAAACAGCAGATTGAGAACCTGACAAAAAGACTTGAGGCAGAAAGAGCCGACGCTCTGAAAAAAATACAGGGACTCAACGTAAAGGTGAGTGATCAAGAAAAATTTCTTGAGGAGCTGCTTGAGGAAAAAGAGAAGGAATTTCAGCGGCAAACAAATAAGCTAGAGAAGAAATTATCCCAACAAACAAATTTAGCCACGCTTGCTACCGACACAGCTCAAGACAGATTGCAGGAACTCATCAAGCAAAAACAAGAGAATGGTCGTTTATTAGACGAGCTGCAACAGAAAGAAGTTTTGATTGAGAACTACCGTAAAGAAGAGGCGGCTCTTTATCAAGACATCCGTACCCTCGCAATGAAGTTGGCATGAACTGGATACTAACACACCTTGAGGGGACTGAGTACATTGCTGGTGAGAGAGACCATGGTGTCTTCACGAAGATTCACGGGAAGATTGATCACCAGGAGGATGGTTTTCACTGGGCGGCGTTCCGGGGGCGTAAGGTGATCGTGGGAGAGTGTAAAACTTTTGGGGAGGCTACCACGGCGGTTGAGCGAGCCCTTGAATCAAATAACCTGAACCAATAACGCAAAAATGAAGAATGTAAGAACGGTAAAAGTGAAGGCTTCTAAAGAAAAGTCAGAAGGCAGGGGACATGGGATGTTTCGGGATGTCGATAAGGCATTCAAGGAAGTCTTCAAGCGTCGGGGAAAGCCGACACCGAAGGTCAGTAATCATCGAGTAATGGAGTCGGAGTATTTGGAGATTTGGCAATGAGTTACAACTGGCACAGCGAGGACTTTAACCAAAAGCTGCGGGAGCACGAACGCTACCTCGATAATCTCATGGATCACAACAATGGTGAAGAGCAAGAGCGGGAGTACGACCCGGAGGATGATATCGACGATGACGACCCTCGGTTGGAGCGTATGAGGGAGAGGTGTCCACGGAATTTCCCCTAAGAAGGAGAAAACAGGAAAGTAAGAACCGGGGCGAGGGGTTGTGAACTCCCCTTCATTGAGTCGCTGGCATGCCGACGAGACCCACGCATGCAAGGGGTAGCCTTCGGGTTGCCCCGTTTTGTTTTAGGGGTTGCATAAGTCCCTCGGCTGATTGATGGATTGTCTGCTATACTGCTTCCCATCGCATGAGATACTACCTAGATACTGAATTTTACGAAACACCTGGATCAATTGAGTTGATCTCTCTTGGTATGGTTTCTGAGGATGGCCGAGAACTGTACTTTGAGACTCCTGAGTCCAGGAAACTTAGTCAGCAAACACCATGGCTCTTCGATAACGTCCTCCCTCACCTGAAGGCGAAATATGACGTTGAACGGGCAAATGATGTTGAACAGAAAAAATTAATCTTGGACTTCATCGGCGACGACAAGTCTCCAGAGTTCTACGGATACTACGCAGACTACGATTGGGTTGTGTTCTGCTGGATCTTTGGCCGAATGATCGACCTGCCTGAGCATTTCCCTATGTACTGCATTGATCTTAAACAGATATTGGATGCGGCTGAGTTAAGAATCCCTGACTCAATGAAGCCTGTTAGCACTCATGATGCATTAGAGGATGCCCGATACCATAAACGTATCCACGATTGGATTTTACAGTTATGAATGAACTAAACCAGGTCGAGCTTACGCAAATTAAGAACCGTCTTTTCGGTCAATACTGCATCAACTCCCCCAGTCTCGGGCCCTTTGAGTGCTTTCGAATGGCTCCAGGTATCCTGGCAGTCCCGAATCTTCCGGAATGGGCGAAAAACATGTTCCGGACCCAGCAAATCGGGTTCTTTGACAAGAAAACTCCGCAAACCGTCAACCGATACTGGATGAGATCCGGCGGAGGTCAACCAATGGTGCTCAACCAGGGTGATTGGTTCGTAAAAGTGTGCGATGAACCGTTGCAAATCAATCGCTACACCCCGGAAGCCTTCAATTTAAAGTACGGGGCGAAGGAAATTATTGCTCCTGCGGGAATTGAGGCTCCAATGGAGCGAACGGTCGAAGTTTATGCCCCTACGCATGACGAAATCGTGTTGGCAGGCGAGATTGAGACTTATTTGGAGGTCGCTTGTGCTGGGGGAGTGACCAAAGCTTACTATCACTACCTTGAGGTAGCCAAAGACATGCTCAGGACGGGGCCATTGAAGAACCGAATGGAGCCGATCCGCAAATATTTGTCGAAATTGGCGGAAAAAGGAGGGCAGGTGTACCAATCGAAATACTACAAGTTGCTTTCGCAGGCAGTGGAGTTGATGGATGGGGAGGAATGATAACTCGGTATGATTACGAGTTCCCTGACGACTGGGACGATCTGAAGATAGAGCTTTGGTGTTTGGCGAATGCGGAAGATACGCATTTACACCTGAAGCACTGCATGTTTATGCTTTGGCCCCATCTCTACACGGGTGAAATGGCTCCAGGTGTCCCTCGGTGGAGGGGAGATTTGGAGTTGATGACGTGGGCATGGTCTAATTATCGGACGATGACGGTGATTGGACACGCCTCCGCCGGCAAGACGCATACAATGGCCCATATTGCCTATACGCACTACCTAGCGGACGCGGCGAACACTATTATTACCCTGACCTCGACCCACCTTCCAGGACTCAAGAAGCGTCTCTGGTCCGACGTGGTGAGTGCTCACAAAACCTCAATCATTTCGCAGAGTGGGGCGGACTGTATGCACATTCGCCCGTACGACATGACGATTCGGCCAGCCCAGAACCCGAAAGAGGACAAATACATCATTGAGGGGATTGCTGTTGACCGTGGCGAAGAGGCAGTGACCCGAATTCAAGGAAATCACTCCCGGAATCACCGTTATGTGATCATTGATGAGGCTGAAGGTACGCACCAAGCGATATTTGATGCAGCATCCAACTTGATGACCGACAATGACTTCCGATGGGCGATGCTGGCCAACCCTGAGAATGAGAATGGAGAGTTTGGAAGTTGGTGCGAGCCGACACATGGTTGGAATTCCATCGACCCTGACGAAGATTTGCATTGGGAGACTGCAAGAGGTGGGGTTTGTGTTCGCCTTGATGGGTTGAAGTCGGCAAACTTCCGCGACCCTGCACCCGAAGGCAAAAAGCCGTACTTCCCATTCCTGATCGACCAAGCGTATGTAGACCGGATCAAAAAAGCGTATGGTTTTGAATCTGCAAGATGGTGGATATTTGTGCGTGGATGGTTCCCGCCAGCGGGGTCCATGGGCTCCATCTTCTCAAAAAACATCCTTGGACATGCCCTGGAGCGGATTTTGTACAACTATCCACCAACGCCATGTGCTACGCTGGACCCTGCGTTTGAAGGGGACGACGAATGTATTTTGCAGTTTGGTGAGTACGGAGCGGCGAACGGGTCCGACTACGCCTTCAACTTTATTGAATCCGTCACTGTGAAGGCCCAGGTACAGATAGGCGGCGAACCCCTAGACTACGTGATTGCCCATGAGGTCATGCGTGAGTGTGCCTTGAGGGGCGTTCGACCGGAGAACTTCATTATGGACACCACTGGAGCAGGACGTGGTGTTTACGCGATCCTTCGAAAAGAGTGGGGATTGATCAATAAATGCGACTTTGGCGGGAATCCTAGTGACCGGAAATTGCGGGCCTATGACGATTCGACCTGTGCGGACTTATTTGATCGATTCGTGACGGAACTTTGGTTTTCGTGCCGGGTCTTCATGGAAGCCGGATTGATCGGGAATGTGACGATCCGGGAAAAGAAGCTTCGGGAACAATTGGCGGCTCGGAGGTTCGAAATGAAGTCCAAGAAAGAGTCGATTGAGACCAAGAAGGATATGAAAAAGCGGTTGGGGTATTCTCCTGACCATGCGGACGCATTTGTGCTGTTTACAGAGCTTTTGAAAAGAAAAGGTGCGATTACCGAGGATACTGCTGTAGTATTAAGGGATGTGCAGGCAGAGATGGACAGGGCAGTTGCGTATAGCGAGACACAAGTAGAGGAGTTCAGTCATGGAAACTTCTAAGAAATTTTTAAAAACAGTGGAAACCGTACCGCCTGGTGGATGGAAATACATTGACCCAGACTCGAAACTAGAGATTCTGGGAACGTCATTTGATAGGCTCAAAGATCAAGTACTGACTCATCGGACGTACTTAGGGAACGACACAACCAACTACCCGGATGAAATCGAACATCAGATTTGTTCGAGGATTCCGGAGTCCTGGGTGCAGGACGAACCGAGGCCACACAAATGAATACTTTGGAGATAGAGGTAAAAGAACGCAAGGTGGGTGACGCACAGTCTGCCCATACGCTTTACACCAAGATGCAGAAGCATCACGAAGAGCGGGAAAAAGGCTTTGCGTTGATTGAGAACCAAATCAACGGAGGTAAACCCTACGACCCAGCAAAACTGGCACAACAAGGCCAATCATGGCGAGCCAACTTCAACTTCGGAGATGCTGCCAGTGCATTAGAGCAGGCCCAAGTCTCCTACTGGAGATTATTGCACGATACCAGCAACCTCATCAACGTGGAGATCCATACGGATCACCCAGACCGTGACCGATGGGCTCAAACCATTATGCAAAACTTCAATCGATTCATTGAGGATTGGGGTGATGAGTATGTGTTGAATTATTTGAACTTTTCCCGAAACCATTTGCTGTATGGAGTCGGTCCAATCCTTTTCCCGAACCGAGATACGGCACGTTGGAAGCCAGTCCGAACCAATGACATTATGGTTCCCGACCGGGCTCCCGCATCTTCCTCCAACCAGGATATACTTTTGGTGAAAGAAGAGTTTTCGATCTCCCAACTATGGGAAAGAATCCGCACCGAAGAGAACAAGAAGGCATCGACGGTTCGCGGGTGGAATGTGGATGGGATCAAGAAACTGCTCAATCATTCCATCCGTGGTAACAAGAACACTGACACTCAGGACTGGGTGAAGGTTGAGGACCGTATCCGGAACAAAAGTACTCAGCTTTCCGAAGAGCATGGTATGATCGAAGTCGTCACCATCTACGTGAAGGAATGGGATGGGAAAGTGTCCAAGATCATCTTCAGTGACAAGTTTGTTGAAGCGGGATTCATTTTTGACGATTACAACACCAGCTTCCGGGGCGAGGACATTTCCGATGATATTTCCTTCGTGTTCTTTGAGGTAGGCAATGGAATGTTCCACAGTGTGAGAGGGTTTGGTTACAAAAACTATCAAACCTCCATCGCAATGAACCGTTTAAAGTGTAAGATCCTGGACCGTTGCACCATTGAAGGGTTGAACTTCCGCGATAACTCCGAAGGTACACGTACCACCATCCCCATTCTCAATATGGGAGCGTACAATATCGTCCCACGCGACTTGGAGCAATTACCGAACTATCCTGGTAGTTCATCCATTAGGGATGCTATTGGAATCGTGAACGACACGGTGAACTTTAATAATGCCCGGTATCGTGATCAGTCCAGCCAAATTGAGAATACTGACACGGCAACGCAGGCCCGTATCCTTGCCAACCTTCAATCACAGGTCGAAGTTTCGAACTCCACCCTGTATCTGAAGCAGTTCGCGAAGAACATCATGGCGAAGCAATTGGAGCGGTTGATGCGTAGGGGTAATGATGATCCAGATGCCAAACTCTTTCAGGAACGGTGCTTGAAAGGTGGGCTTATTCCAAAAGAGGCATTGCACACTATGGAGTATGCAATTGGTACTGGAGCCGACCCAGGCAGAACATCCGCAGCTCTCCAAGCAGAGATCACTTTTCAACTTCTCCAATTGGCATCCAACGATGTGGATAAGACCTCGGCTATTGAGGGATACTTGGAATCAACCCTTGGGGCATCTTCGGTCAAACGATACATTAAACCAAGAGATGAACTGGAAGACCCATCTTCAAAGCGACTTGCTCAACTGGAAAATACTAGTCTCGGTGACGGCGTTCCAATTGAAGTCTCCCAGCGTGACGATCATGTGGTCCACATCATGACCCACATCGAACCCTTGATGCAAATTGTGGGGACTGCTCAAACCGTGGAGGAAGGACAAATTGGAATGCCAGCCAATGCGGGAATTCCACAGCAACCTTCACTGAGCCAGGAACAGATGATAGCACTGGAGACCAGTCTACCACACATCGAAACACATTTGCAGTACTTGTCTCAGGATGAATACAAGAATGCTGAATACCAGGAACTTTCTGCGGTGTTCAAGCAATTACAATCTACAGCCATGGGAATGATAAGGAAGATCCAGGAGGTCGCCATGGCTTTTGCAAACCAACAACAATTCGGAGAACCCGAACAATTACCAAATGAACCTACTCAAGAGTTTATTCCAGAAGGAAACCCAGCCGACAGCTTTAATTAAGCGAGTTCCCCGCATCCTCCCGACAGAACGGGAGATGACGCAGGGCGAACGTGAACGCATTGCGAAATGGTTGGAACTGCCAGACACACAAATGGCGTTGAGTTTCCTGGAGGCTAAACGTCCGTCGGTATTTCCACCAAACGGAGTGGACACATCTTCACGGCTATACCAATTACAAGGATGGGCGACCTATCGCAATGAGTTACTTGGATTAGCGACCGTGCCGAATAGAAAGGAATTCATTGAGGAAGAATTCCAGACACCAGATTTATTCAGAATATACTAAAAGGATCGAAAATGTCAGACGAAACCACACTAGAAGCAAAAGCACAAAATGATGAGAGCGTTGCCGCCCACTTGGCGGACGCTAAAGCAATTTTTGGAGAGGAGGTAAAAAATGAAAAGAAAGAGCAAACCACAGAAGAAAGCTCGAAAGAAACCAGCAAGCCGCAAGAAAACGCGGCCAATGAGTTACTGAAGAGCGTGGGGATTAATACGGGGAAAGAGGAAGCGAAGACCGAGGAAAAGAAACCCGACGACGATAGCGACCTCACCCCTCCCCCGGAAGATTCCGATAACCGAGCCCACTGGAATACTCTGAAGGAGCGGAAGAATGAAGCCCTTGCCCGTGTAGCGGAGCTAGAGAAGCAACTTGCTGAACGCCCGACAGGTGATGATGCTGCGGCGGAATCCCTGAAGGCCCGTGTGAAGGAACTGGAGACTCAGAACGAGCAATATTCTTCCCGGTTGAAAGAATTGGATTTCAAATCTCATCCAGAGTATTTCAATCAGTACGAGAAACCGATCCAAGAGGCCCAGGATACTCTGAAGCAAATTGCAGACCAAGAAGGTGTTGATATCAATGTGGAAGCCCTTTCTGCTCTCAAAGGCAAGGAATTCGCAGAGTCAGTATCTGATACTCTGGAACAGCTCTCCAGATTCAATGGGGATCGATTCTCCAGTGCGGCTCAACAACTTTTAGCAAAAATCAGTGAGCGAGATGCTATTTCGGAAAACTCCGAAGAGTTTATTCAAAAGGCCAATGAAGAGTTCCAAGCACAGACCCGTGCAATCTTCGATGAAGTGTCTGGAGCATATTCGCAAGTGCTCACACCTATGGAGATTCCTGCGGATGCTGACGACGCAACCAAGGTGGATATCGAAGCATATAATACAGAATTGAGCAATGTGGCTAAGGTCGCAGAACAATTGGCGTTTGGTAATATCGGTCAGCAAGAAGTGGCTCAAATGGCGAATGAGGCGGCTCAGTACCGATTCTTGATGAGCCAAGGATTGCAGCGAATGGCAACCAATGCGGCGGCGAGGATTGAAGCGTTGGAGACGGAGTTGAATGCGATCAAGGCAGCAGGACCGACCTACCAGCCAAGGACAACCTCGACTCAATCAACATCAATGGCAGATCTCGATCATATTGAGGCAGCAAGAGCGGCATTTGGGTAGTTGCATAACTCGCTATTGACGGGAGACATTCCCGCATTCAGATTGTAGTCAACTTAGATGTGAGGTAGTGCCTCACGGTCAATCCGCTACGAGTGACGCCGTAGTGACAGTAGATGCCTAGCAGTCCCGATGGCACGTGGACAGAGAACCTCCGGGTTGAACTGTCTTTGTGCTTCAGCCCGGTAAAACCACAACTTCAATTTATTTTTTACAATGGCTGATCTAAACAACTATTTTCGGACCCGACGGAATCAGTACCAGAAGGACACTATCCAACGCCTTTACCGGGCAAACCCGATTCGATCCCTCATCAATCACCGTGAATACGCGGGTGCTGACGGAGAGAATCCTACAATCGTTACCTACACTCACGAACTTCCTGAGACGTACCCATTCAACGCGACTGCTGCTGGCTCTGACTTGACAGACTTCGTAATGGAGCAAATCAAACGGACCAACCACGAAGGTACGACCAACACCAACTACATTGGTGAGAACAGTACCACCACGACCGATCCGAATGCGTTGCTTGCTGGAAATCCTGCGAACACTGTAAATTCTCCGGTCGGTACGGGTACTCTTGCTGACGTTGGCAATCCTACTCAGTACGAGATCCGCCGTGGTCAAATCGAGCGTACCTTCGAAATCCGCCAAATCTCCTTTGAGACGGCAGATATTGCTCTGGATGACATCAAACGATCATGGCAGGCTGCTGAGGCTGCGGGTGCATTTGGTCGATCCCTCCAGGAGTTCATTCAGGTGTTCTTCTCTGACTGGTATCGTGTGCAGAACATCAGCATGGTTACTAACAAGTATATCCCCACAGATGCTACCGCAGGGACACTTGAGGAAGATGATTACACTCAGAACTTCTCGAATGTAACCGGAGATCCTACCCCATCACAATTGGAATGGTGGCACTTGGAAGAATTGTACTGGGATTTGGTTGCTCGTGGAGTTGCTGATGAACTCGCAGTTGGTGAAGTCAACGGCCAACCTGTCCTTCCATTGGTTTGCTCTCCAAAGGTGAAGAACTACCTCTGGCGGGATGAATCCAACCTTGCACAAGACCTTCGCTGGTTTGACCCAGGTTCCCGTTTAGCCAAGTTCGGCTACAAAGGTGCAATCAAAGGTTTCATCCCTGTTATTGATGTCTTCTCAATGCGTGCTGCTGACGCAACGGCGGTTACTAACGGAACCTTCGTTTATCCAACGCAAAATGAGGCAACGAGTTTTGGCTTCCGCCATAAACCTCGTGCAGCTTATAAGACTGCTACATGCGAGGTCGCGACGATCCTTCCAATGGACGTGTACGAGTGTGTGTATGAAGCCAGTACCCCAACTGCCTTCGACGGTATGGAGTTTGATCCACAGGATTATTCCGGTGAGTTCCACTTCATCAACACCAAGACCTATAAGGGCGACAATGACCGTGGAAACCGCGGTTACTACCTTGCAGATATTCGCATTGGTGCGAAACCACGGAACCCGGATCTCGGTGTAGCGATCATGCACGACATCTCCGGGCTATAATCTTCGATCCTATCATTCACATGGGGCTGGGAGGTTTCGACCCCTCCCAGTCCCCAACTTTTAGAGAAAATGGAATCTGTAGCCTACTCAAGATCACTGCTCGCCCCGACAGTTCCGACGCGGTCGGAATTAACAAAGGAAGAACTCACAACTGCGGATAAGGCAGACATTGTTGAGTTAGACACATCGACAGAGGCGGAGACTCTTGAATTGTTGCCCACTGATTGGCCCGACGGTCACCTTCTGACGTTAAAAATCAGCAGTGTTAGTAATGCCCTGACTTTTGATAGAGTGATTGGTGCTGCGACCACAACCAAAAACATACGGATTCCTGATAATGTCGGAACACCAAGCCTCACAGAATTAAGCCATAAGGTTGTGTTCAAATTCAATAAGGAAGATGGGCTCTGGATACTGGAATACGCAAATTTCAATAGTGATATTGTTTATGATCGTGCTACAGACACAATAGGGTATGGTGGTGCAGTAATTTCTAACTATAAGCATGGATTTACGGGAGATGTCATTATTCAGGATGACACTGGCGAAGCGACATTGACTGTGCAAAATACAAATGCATCGCCTACTGCCGCAGTCTTGCGATTAGTTGCTGATATTCCTACAGTAGTCTGGAATGATGATGGAGGAGCGACAGACCAAAAACTAATGCAAGTCGGATACGGCTCAGGATCAATGGATTTCGCTTTCTATAATGATGCAAGTTCAGCGTATGCGGTTCCATTACAGTTGACGACGGATGGTTCAGCGGGTGGCGTTAAACTTAATGGACTTCCCACATCAGACCCTGCTGTAGCGGGACAATTATGGCGTGATGGCACAGATATAAAAATAAGCTTAGGATAAGGACACTTATGACAAACAGAATTAATGAACACATAATCCTTGATGCAGTCACGTCAACTGGGGCGGGAGATCCGATTGTAGCCTCACAATTTAAGGGCTGGAACTTTATTCTTTATGCAGCAAGTGTAACCACTGGGGCAACCATCGAAATCCAAGTCGAGGTAGCAGATGGCGACTGGGTAACGATTCATTCAGAAACTATCGAAGCTGACGGGTACACATTCGTTCAAAGTGTAGATGGCTTTTACCGTAGTATTCGAGCGAATGTTACCAGTTACACAGATGGTACATACTATGTATTTGCTCAAGGTTCCTGGGTCTACTAAAAATGCAGAGTTTGTCAGCAGTACAATCGTGTAACGCAATACAGGCTTGTAGTGCAATACAGGCTTGTAGCGGGATCACGGTGATACCTGTAGTAGAAGAGGATGAGGAGGTGGTAGCATTCACCAACACCTACTCCGTAGATTCCGATGGTGTAGATGATTATATTATCTCTGCCTATGACGCATTTGCGAATATTGGGACGGGCGACCTCACTATTCATATGCGATTTAAGATCATTCAGGCAACAGCCAATAGCGACTACTTCTTTTATATCGGTCAAGATAGTTCTTTCACTAAGCATATATCAGCTCGATGGAGTGCATCAGGTAGTACGTTTACCTTAGTGACAAATGCTGGTAGTGGAAATGCGTTTACCAACGGTGCGGCAATGTCTAATGACACTTGGTACACTGTCACTCTTACCCGCACAGGCTCAACGATAAAGGTTTTTAGAGATGGTGACACAGGAAGTCCAGACATCAATGATACAAACACTAAACACGCATCCCCATTAGGTGCAACTGGTGATAGTGCAGTGTATCTTGGAAATGCTGGCCCTCTTGGTGGAAATCTTAATATTAGGTTTCATGAGTTTGCCATATATAATACTGTACTGTCCGATGCGGCAATCGGTTCGTTGTATAATAGCGGTGTGTCATTTGATTTAAGGGAAACCAATGGTAGTTATGACCCAGGAAGTAACCTGAAACTATACTTACCACTAAATGAAGGCACAGGCACGGTAGCTACCGACCTAATCTCAGCCAGTAATGGTACTCTAACGAATGGGCCAACATGGTCTTCTGACGTACCAGAAGCAGTAATCACCAACACTTACTCCATAGACCTCAACGGCACTAATCAATANATGGNGGCNNATGCTTTAGCGAGTGTNGTATCNTCAGATAATGTAGGAACTTTTTCTGCGTGGGTTGCACCTACAGACGCATCACCTAATACTGCTGAAACCATAATGGGTTTTGGAGATGCTAATGCAGATAGTAAGCTTGAGATACATATTAGTGGAATTACACAAACTTTAGTAAGAGCATCATGTTCTATTACAGGTACTATTCAATGGGTATTATCTTCAAGTGATTTAGGTTGGACAAACGGCGTATGGCATCATGTCGCTGTAACCCACGATGGTTCTACTGCAAAAATATACATAGATGGTGTAGATATTAGTGCAGGTTATACAGTTACTACCGACATAACTGCATGGCTCACAGACATTACAGGAATAGATACATTTTGCGTTGGTGCTACTAATAAAAATAGTGCTGT